ATTAGAATACCCAAGATTCATTCATAGTGAGTTTATGACTCACCGCATGCTCTCTAGGAACGCTGCTTCCTCGAGAGCAATTCCTATTTCCAAGTTGGTAAAGTTGGTAGAGCAAAGACCAGCTAGACCAATCCATTGGGGTAAGAATATTAAGGGCATGCAGGCAAATGAACAGCTTGATATGCCTGAGCTGTTACAGGCAACTCAGCTATGGGATGAGATTGCAAGGGCAACAAGCAACACTGCCAGAAAGTTTGATGCTCTCAATCTCCATAAGCAAGTCTCTAATAGAATCTTAGAGCCATACCAATTGATTAAGGTAGTCTGTACTGCTACCAGCTATGATAACTTCTTCCATCTTCGTAAGCATCCAGATGCCCAGCCAGAGATTAAAGAATTGGCTACCGTAATGTGGGATGCATACAATAAGAGCAATCCAGTTGGCCTTGCCAAAGGCGAATGGCATGTGCCCTACATCCTTCGTGAGGATAGTGAGCTAGGGCTTCAGTATTACATTTGGGAAGAACAAGACAACCTAGAGAAGCAGATTGTAAAAACATACTTGACTGCTGAGCAGGCTATTATGATTTCAGCCTCTTGCTGTGCTCAAGTTTCCTATAGAATTCTAAACACCGATATTGCCAAAGCACGAGACATCTTCCAGCGTCTAGTTGAATCTAAGCCTGTTCATGCCTCGCCTTTGGAACACCAAGCAACTCCAATGACTAACCTCACAAATAGCTGTAGTAGTTGTGATAGTTGGGAGAAGGGTGTAACTCATTCTGATAGAAGCGGTGCTATGTGGTCTGGTAACTTTAAGTACTGGATCCAGCATCGTCAGCTAATTGAGGATCATGTCGTTTGGAACTATAGGGAGTAGATAATGCAACTTAATCATGTTATTGAAATGAGTTTGATTGAAGCTGAAAATGAAGGACTATGTAAACAAGAAGCAATTGAGTATGCAGCAAGAGCCAATAGCGTAAGCACTGAGTATGTTAGGACTGTATACGAAAACCTTGTAGACTTCCAGATCAAGATTGCTGACAGACTAGGTATTGGATTATGATTCAAGATGTTCCTAAATTAGACTATAGTGATGTTCTGATCGTCCCTAAGTTCTCTGATATCGACAGTAGATCCAAAGTTGTAATGGACTACAATCCTATCATTGCATCTAATATGGATGGTGTTGGAACATTCTCCATGGCAAGGGCTTTGTGCAGACATGGTGCTAGCACTGCTATCGTCAAACACTACACTCTCGATCAGTGGATTCAATTCATCAACGAATGTTTGAATGAAGATGATACTGATCCTATTAAGTATTGTTATGTCTCTACTGGTATTAGCCCGGATGATTATAAACTAACATCCTCAATCATTAGAGAGATCAAACAACGAACTGGCCAGACGGCTAACATCTGTGTTGATGTTGCTAATGGTTATATGCAGCAGTTCTATGACTTTGTTGCCAAGCTGAGAGATGAAAATCCACATAGTATTATTATGGCTGGTAGTGTTGTTACACCTAAGGCCGTAACAAGACTAGAAGCAGCTGGTGCCAACTTAATTAAGGTTGGTATTGGTTCTGGTGCCGTCTGTACTACTCGTATCAAGACGGGTATTGGCTATCCTCAGTTTAGTGCTGTGGCTGAATGTGCGCTTGCCTGTAATAAGTCTGAGATTGTTGCTGATGGTGGTATTACAAACCCAGGTGATGTTTGTAAGGCAATTGGTGCTGGGGCAAAGTATGTTAAGCTTGGCTCTATGTTAGCTGGACACGATGAAGGTGAGCAGCCAATCGTAAACAATAAGATTGTGTTCTATGGTATGAGTTCTAGGACAGCTCAGGTCAAGCATAAGGGTGAACTAGCTAGCTATAGATCCTCAGAAGGTAGAACAGTATCAATGCCATATAAAGGCCCTGTAAAGAATACAATACTGGATGTTCTTGGTGGTATTAGATCGTGCTGTGCGTATGTTGGAGCATATAGAGTTTCTCAGCTTCACATGTATACAGAGTTCATTAGGGTCAATAACCAATACAATAGGTCGATGGAACCCTATACAGTGTCACTCTAAACAAAGCCCCCGAAAGGGGGTTTTGCATATATAAAGTATCATAATTGGGAGAACTACATGGCTGGTGCCTCATCAGAAAGACAGGAAAATGGTTTAATTAAAGCCATCAATGATGCTGTCAAGGCTAACAAGAACAATGCTGTTACTGTAGTATTTGAAAACTTAACTTTATCAGGTGTCACAAAAGCTGAGAAGTATGGTGGCAGACAGGCTGGTGGCTCTGAACCTTATACAGATGTTATGCTATACCGTGGTACAAAAACTTTGAATCTTTCCTGCAAAGGCGAGTCTGCCCCTTCGCTAGCCGGTGGTGGATTGAAAGGCTTAGAGTTGGCTGTACCAGGTATTGCAAAGAAGTTTATGACAAAAGCCTTCGAGCATCTAAAGACTAAAAAGAAACTCAAGGTTGGTGATAAAGTACCTGATGTTTATGGTAAGATAAGTAAACAAGACAAGTTGAAAATTGTTGTTGGCAATAAGGCTATGGGTGGCCCAATTGACTATATGTACATTGGACCAATGGATGTTACAAAGCAATATGATAGTGCCAAAAATAGATTGAAGATTTCTGGCTCAATGTATGAGGCAGAATCATATGCTAATTCTAAAGAACTATACTTTAGATTGAGAGCACGTAGAGAAGATCAACGCTTTGATCCAACAGCAAAGGATAGTATGGGGACTCCAAAGATATATGGTAAGTCGCCATCAAAGGGAGATAGCGCCGGCCGTATAGTTGTAACAGATGATACACCAGCATCAGCAGTAATGGTAAACCTATGAGCTTTATTCAGTACCTAGTAGAAACAGTTGATGACGAAAGCAAGCTAATTCATTTAAAGCATAATGAAGAGCATATCATTGACTCTGGTACTGAGGGATTCAAGCATGCCTTCCATACACTCAACGATACACATAATGCTGTCATGGGTGCTACTCATTCCTCAACTAAGAATGTAATTAAGTATGATGGATCGCCTTCTCTAATCTTTGGCCACCATCCAAAGACGGGTCAATTCTTTGTAGCATCTAAGTCTGCATTCAATAAAGAACCAAAGATTAACTACTCCCACGAAGATATTGAAAAGAACCATGGCCACGCACCAGGCCTAGTTGAGAAGTTGAAGGCAGCCTACGATCACCTCAAGAAAGTAACACCAAAGGGTCGTGTGTTCCAGGGCGACATCATGTATACACACAATGATGTTACCCACCATGACAGTAAATATCACTTTACGCCTAACACGATTACCTATTCTCAGAAAGCAGATTCACCAGAAGGCAAAAAGATTAAGAAAGCTAAGATTGGTGTAGCTATTCATACTGAGTATAAAGGCCATGGTGATCTTGAATCAATGCAGGCGCACTACGGTTTTGATCCACACGGAGAGGATAGTGGATTCAAGCATCACCCAGATGTTCATGTATTGCCAGTCCATGTAGTTCATGCAGCTAAGGCACCAAAGACAAAGTTTGAACACCATATGAAGAAAGCTGTTGAAGAGTTTGAAGGTGCCACTGAAGAAACCCATAACGCTATTACTAACCATAGAGTCAACCTAAAGACATTCATTAATAGTACAGTGAGAACTGGTGCCAAAAGATCAGCTACAGCCTATATGGCCTGGCTAAAGAATAAGCATCAAGCTGAGGTGGATAAACTAAAGACACCAGCCGGTAAGGCAAGAAGACAACAGGCTATGGATGAAGACCTAGCCCACGTTCAGAAGAATAAGGCTCATTTTCATCGAATTCTAAATATTCATGACCATCTAGAAAATGCAAAAAATGAATTAGTCGATCATCTTTCGAGTCTAGATCACCATGGATATGAACATTCGATCCATGGTAGACCAGCTGGACCAGAAGGGTTTGTATCAATCAGGAACAATAGACCAACTAAGTTAGTTAGAAGATCAGGAGTTGGAAGAGGCGGCCATGCTGCATTCTCCCAAGCTAACTTCCTAAGGGCTAGATAGAATGGCACAGTTTAGAAAAGATAAACATCAATACTTGCCTGATAACAAGACACTATTTGAAGTAGTGATGCTTGCTGACCAGTATGGTAACCGTATTGGTCCAGCTAACCCATCGGGTACAGCTGTTGATGCTTTTGGTAGAGCCAGACAGTCACAACCAGTAACACTATTTGATTCATTCAATCGTTATGAAGATAACGACAAATTCTCTACTGCCAATACTGCCACAGCAACATATTCTTTCAATGCTAATGCAGCTACAATGTCTCTCACTGTAGATACAACATCTGGTGCTAAGGTTCAAAGAGAAACAACAAGAGTATTTGCCTATCAGCCAGGTAAGAGCTTGCTGATTATGAATACGTTTGTTATGAATGCACCCCAAGCTAACCTTGCTCAGAGAGTTGGTTACTATAACGACCTCAATGGCGTATTCTTAGAACAGACTGGTACTACAATTAGATTTGGTATCAGATCAAATGTTAACGGTTCAGTTCAATACGAGTATGCCAATCAGGCAGACTGGAATATTGACACATTACTTGGAGCTGTCCCGTCCTCACCATCGCAACTAACTCTTGATTTAACTAAGGCTCAAATTTTTTGGACTGATATTGAGTGGTTAGGTGTTGGTACAGTTAGATGTGGTTTTGTGATTAATGGTCAGTTAGTCCATTGTCATTCATTCCACCATGCCAATATAACAGCTGGCACTTATATGACGACAGCATGTCTTCCAGTAAGATATGAAATTGAGAATACAGGCACAACGGATGCCTCTGCTACTCTAAAGCAAATTTGTACCACTGTTATTTCTGAAGGTGGTTATGAACTTAGAGGTAGGCCAAGAACATATGGCCAGGAGCCAACAACACAAAGAGAACTTGCTACAGCTGGCACTTACTATCCAGTGATATCATTAAGATTGAAGTCTACAAAGTTAGATGGTATCGCTGTTCCTAAGGATATTTCAATTGCAGCTCTAAACCAAGCACTCTATAAATATAAGATTGTTGTTAACCCAACAATAACTGGTGGATCTTGGACATCGGCTGGTAATGATTCGTGTGTAGAGTATGATGCAAACAACTCATCAACAATGAGTGGTGGCACGACAATAATGTCAGGCATCTATAATTCTACTAACCAGTCAGCAGCTGGCGTAAACTTAGATGGAGAGATGTTTAAGTTTCAGCTAGAGAGAAATGGTTTAGCTAATACACCAGTCATCTTTACACTTGCAATGACATCTCGCACTGCAACAAGTAATGTTGTTGCATCTATGGATTGGCAAGAGTTCACATAAGGGGCTATATGAAGAATTTCAGTCTTTATACCGAAGAGCTAAACTTCGAGGAACAAGAGGGTAAAAATATTACCGTGGGTTCCTATGAGACCGAGAACTTTCCTCTATGCCCAGGTGCCACAGAGGCCTTCAATAACCTAATGAAAGAACAGGGTGTAGATATGGCCAAAGCGGAAGAAGCAGCAAAGCATGTTGATGAAGCTCTAGCAGTAGAAGCAAAGGCCATTGAAAGAGGCTATTCCACTGAAAAGGATCTTGAAGATTATGATATGCATGCTACGGCTGCAGAAGAAGTTCTAGAGGAACTTGGCGATCTTGAAAACCATGAATACTATCTCCGTGATGTTCATGAGCCAAAGCTAGTAGATATGCTAGATGTTAATGGAATTGCTGATGAAGACCTAGAAGATGATGAGGAAGATGACGAAGATTACGAACACCTAGATGAGGACCTAGAGGTAGAGCCTTTCTGGGATGATGAAGAAGATTATTCAGGAATATTTGATAAAGAATAAGTTCTTATAAATATTCCGTACAAGGTTAGGGTACGCCAACCCCTTGAGGAATATCGATGAAAAAGAGACTCAGTCTACAAGAATTCGTGGTTACGCGCCAAGCCGCAGCAGCAATGGCCAGCCAAGATGCAACAGCCGAAACAGATGCTGTTGACCCAGAAGTAAAGAAATCCAAAAAGAAAGACGATAAAAAGGCCACTGGTAAGACAGATACTGGCATGCCAAAGAATGACATTGAGTTGAATCCTCAGATGGATACAACGTGGTCAGTCTATGAGCAAAAAGAAAAGCATGTTGTCTTTGCATTTGGTAGAATGAACCCTCCAACAGTTGGTCATGAAAAGCTAGTTGATACAATTAAAGCTCATGCGGAGAAGGTTGGCGGCGAAGCCCATATTTACCTATCCAAGTCACATGACAAAAAGAAGAACCCACTAGACTACGAAACAAAGCATGCATTTGCCAAGAAGGCATTTGGCTCTGTAGTCAAGCATACTCCCGAAGGCCATTCAAATGTCTTTGGTATTCTAAAGCATTTGCATAACCAAGGCTACACTCATGCCACATTAATTGCTGGTGATGATAGAGTTGAAGATTATAAGAGAATTGCTAGCTCTTACAATGGTCCAGATAAGGACTTCAACTTTAAGAAGATTGAAGTCAAGTCAGCCGGTGCAAGAGATCCAGATGCAGAAGGGGTAGAGGGTATGTCAGCCTCTAAGATGAGATCATTAGCATCAGCTGGCAAGCATAAAGAGTTTCAGCAAGGCTTGCCAAAGAATCTTCAGAAGCACCACAAAGAAGTAATGGATACTCTCCGTGGTGCGTTGAATGAAGAGCTAACTCCAGAAGAGTTGATGGAAGTAGTTAGCGTTCAAACAAGAATCAAGAAAGCTGCTAGAGCAAGAATGATGAAAGGTCGTCTTGCAATGGGCAGAAAGAGAGCACTAAAGAGAAGAGCTTCAAGACCTCAGCTACAAAAAAGAGCACAAAGAACTGCTCGTAAGTTTATGAGAGCAAGAATGCTAAGAGGTCAAAAGTATTCTGATTTATCCTACTCAGCCAGAGCCTCCTTGGATAGAAGATTAAAGATTAAATCTAAGTCTGTTAATAGATTAGCAATGAAGTTGCTACCAAGAATATCGTCAGCCGAGCAGAGAAGAAAACCAGGTCAGGCATTCAAGTCACCAAGGGGTCTTGGGGCAATGGCAGGTGTTGCTGGTGTAAGGGAAGCGCTCGATATCCTTATTAAGCAGCAGCCATTAACATCGTCAGTTGTCGAATCATTACAAAAGAAATCAGACCAGCATGGTATTCAGTATGATATATTAGAAACTGTTTACTATCGTGGTCTAGCTGACTTTGCAGCAGGCCATAGACCAACTCTAACTCCTCAGCAGTGGGCATTCAATAGAGTTAACTCCTTCATCCATGAAGGTCTAACATACCACACAGCAGACAAGGATTTGGCTGAAGGTGCGATGGATGTTAAGAGAGCACAAAAGGCTGCATTGCAGCTGCATAAGAAGGGCAAGAAAACTGTAGCAGAAGAAGGTGGTGCTGGGTATGAAGGTACACCTGAACTAGTTGCCAAGCTAAAGAAAGATACACCAGGTCAAGGTAAACTCTCTTTCAAAGATTTCATGAAGGAAGCAATTGAAGCTCCATATGATCCACATAGAAGTAACAAGCTAGACATTATGCAGGCTGAGCAAATCAGAAGAGCAAGAACGCCATCTTGGGATATGATTCAAGGCCATCACCTATCCAAGAAGTTTGTTGGTAAGGATTATATTGACATTGAAATGTTTATGAAAGAGGTAAACAAGCTTGCTGTGGAGATGGATCACTTTCCAGAGGTAAGCAATTTCTATAACGAGGCAACAGTCAAGTTGTCAACTACAGATGTTGATGGTTTAACGGGTCTTGATTTTCAAATGGCAGCAGAGATTGATGTTATTGCTAATTCGTTGGCATTAAAGGATAGCATCGATGAGTAACATTAACGAAAAGGTTGGACTAGGTACAATGCTTGCCACCGGTGTTGGTCTAGGAGTTGGAGCAGCCATGGGTGTTCCATTAGCTGGTGCAGTTGCTGGATATGGTGGATACAAGTTAGCAAAGAAAGGTCTAAACAAAGCTGCAAAGGCTATGTCTGGTCCACCAGCTAAACCTAAGAAGCCTACAACCCACCCTAAGAAGAAGGTAAAGTTTATGCCAGAAGGTTTTATTTCATTCAAAGAGTACGTCGACGAGATTGACTTTGGATTCACTGAAGAAGAGTTTGAAGTTACTGGTGAAGAAGTCTATGAAGACTGGAATGAGGTCGAAGAGCTAGAAGAAGCTGAGAAGGGTGGCCGCAAGGTCAAGCTTGGCAAGCCATTCCTAACACCAGGTGGTCCAAAGAAGAGAGCAGTCTATGTTAAACATCCAGAGTCTGGCAATGTAGTTAAGGTGAGTTTTGGCGACCCTAACATGACTATCAAAAAGAATATTCCTTCCAGAAGAAAATCTTTTAGAGCAAGACACAATTGCGATAATCCAGGTCCAAGACATAAGGCAAGATACTGGTCTTGCAAGGCTTGGTAACATGCTAAGATTTAAGCAAATGATACTTGAGGATATGCAGCACGAACAAATGGTTCAGCAGCATGTCGATGACTTTATGGGCCATGCAAAGGAACATTTGGGTCTACAGGAACTACCAAAAATAGAACTTGTAAACAATAAAAGAGTTGCTCAAGAGAATGCCAGCTTTGGTGGATACTATCCTGGCGAGAAGACAATTAGAGTAAACATTGCTGGTAGACATCCAGTTGATATTCTAAGAACTTTAGCACACGAAATGGTTCACTATAGACAGGATATGAATGGCGAGCTAGAGGATGTGGCAATGGCCGGTGAGACTGGTAGCACATGCGAAAATGAAGCAAACAGTGAAGCTGGTGTTATGATGAGAAACTACGGAAGGGCTAAGCCATCAATCTATGAGAGTTACAAGCAATAGTTTTAGTAGATTCCTAGGGTTACCTCTAGGACTACAGGAAGAACAATATTATAAACTATCAATGGATTTTTTTGATAGAGATGGATTTGAGTTGAATGAATTGGAGCAGGCATTATATAGACGTAATATGATTGATATAGGTGAGCAGCACTTGAACCACACTGCAAACCATATTAAGTGGATAGAGCATGACCCAAATGATGATCCAAGAGTTATGATTGATCATAGCTGCCTACAAATGAGACATGATTATATTGGTGAAGGTAGAGAGGAATTGCAAATAGCTTCTAATTACAGAAGAGAGCTAAAGAAGTTATTGGCAATTGTTCCTAAGTGGGGAATAGATTTTAACATTGATTATGTCGGTGAGACTGTTATGGAATTATTCCATATTGAAGTCGATAGACGTAGTTACGAAGATATTATGGATCAGAAGTACCTGGCTGAAAGGCTAATACTTAGAACTGATTGGGTGAATGTAGCCAATATCTTTCATAAAAAGAGAGATGTGTGGGAGCATTTGCCAGCAGATGATCAGATTGAATGGAAGGTTAACTATCTAGGCTGGCCTAGGGTATACGACACTAGAAAAGTGTTCATATAAATATTTTGACTAATTTTGGAGAAATCCATGACTGATAACGAGATTTTTGAGGAAGTAAAGCAACGTTTCACAGATCCTAAAACAATGGATCTGTTGCGCGCTGGCTTGGCTGACCCACAAGAAATGGAAGATGTAAAGAGAGCTATCCGTTACGGCGAAGCCTCAATGAAGAATCCAATTCTTAGAGACAAACTTTACAAATTATTTGACCGTTTGTTGAATGTTGTAAAGGATGATAGTACTACAAGACAAATGGTTAAACAAGATTTAAGACAACTACAAAAGAAACAAGGAGACTCAGCCATGAGCGAAGATATGAACAAAGCAAATGTGGACCAACTAGTTAAGCACGATTGTGCCAAGCATGTTGTTCACGAGACATGGGGTAAGGGCCAGTGCATCGCCGGTGAGCATACATTGCTTGAAGATGGCACAGTAACTCACTATGATGTTATGTTCGAGCATGGTATTGAGCAAGATGTTCCAGTAGCCGATCTAACAGTTGTAGTTTCTGAGTCCCACATGCATGCTTCAAAGAAGAAGAAGCCAGCAATGGAAGAAGAAGCAGTAACCCCAGCTGGCGGTGAAGATTCCTCTAAGGCTTCAAAGAAGGGCAAGCCAGAAATGCCACTAGAGAAGCTAAAGGCAATCATGGAAAAGAAGAAGTCAAAAGCTTAC